ATATCATTAATATCTAAATACCCGATTTGGTTTTCATTCTCATCTTTTATTGCGAAATTACCTTCATCTGTTTCTTGTAAGATGACATCCTTAACCCCATCTATTTCTTCTTGCTGTACTTCTTCACCGTCTTTTTGTGTTTCTTGTTTAGGTTTAGATTCCTTTATGTCATAAATAACAGAACCATATACCCCATTATCTAAGTCAGCATTACTTCTGGAGTCCACACCATCGAACCCTAACTCTTTCATTACTAACGTAGAGCCAGACTCTCTATTTTCAGAGTTTATATTAGGGTTTTTCAACTCTTCATTAACCCTTTTAGCTATATCTTCATTTTTTTGCTGTAAATCGGAATCCCATTCTATTGCCTTAGTAAATAAATCATCTATTTCTTTCTGAGTCATTCCATCATCTAATAAAGCCTGTTCTTCTGATTGATTCCTAGGTGTTTTAATAGGGTTTTTTGGTAACATCCCAAGAGTACTCATTAATGATGATATATCATCTCCCGTTATGTTTTGTTCGTACGTATTGCCATTGTTATTTATATTCTTAAGTTCAGAATGTAATTCCTTAGTCCCTTCAGCTAAATTATATCCGTCTAAGTCTATCTCAGAAACACCTCTTTTCGCACCTTCATCGTGTTTTACGGCAGCATCTTTCTTTCCGAAGAAATAAAATCCAGTTCCGAAATGTCCCGTACTTCTAGACCCATCTACAAATTTCTCTGCCTTATCAATTAAGTTTCCAGCTCTATACCCTTTATTTACTTCTTGCTGTACTTCTTCACTATCTCGCTTATCCTCTTGCACATCTGCTGTGGGTTGCTCAGTTGTTTCGGTTGCTGTTTCATTTATTTCTTGTTTATTGTCAAGTAAATTATTAAACTCCTTAGATAGTTCTGGGTTATTAAAGATATTCACTGATACATTATTACCTTCAGAAAACATTTCTGGAGATGCTAACATTAAATCAGAAAACTGGGCAGAGGTCATTAAAAATGACTTGTCATCTAAAGATATATTAACATAGTCACCACTCCAAAGCATCGGGTCTTTTACAAATTCTTTTAATTCAGCTCTAGCTTTGTCTGTAGACTCAGTATTTAACACCTTCCCATCCTTAGAGTCTTTAGCTTCCTGCTCTAAAGCTGATACATTGTGTGATAGTAATATGTATATATTTTTATCTTTCGGGCTTAACTTATTGAAAAAAGAATAATCTTGTTTTAGTAAGTTATACTCAGTAACTTTTCTTGATAGATTACTAAATTCTCTCTCTGTTATTTTACCTGTTTCCAACAGGGTTGATATCCATGATGTTGTAAAGTTTTCGCCATGCTGAAACACAGACTCAGCTATTCTCTGTGCGATAAAAGAACCATTTTCGTCTACAGCACTTAACTTGTACTTGTTTATAATTCCTTCAGCAAACTTATTTCTGTTTCTAACATCCTGATATTCAGTAGCAGCTCTACCGCCAATACCCATAAGCATAGAACTAGGTGCGACCTCCAAGAAAGTTTTCTTAATCATTCCTGAATTTATTCTTTCTTCCCACCCAGAGGCTGTTATAGGGCCTCCACTTCTAACGCTTTTTGATATAGCCTCTTCCTGAGCCGTCTGAACAGTTTCTTGTCCTGTCTCTGTAACAGACTCGACACCCCCAGCAACGGCTATTCTTCCTGCCGCAGTAGGGATTCTTTTTAATGACTTACCTACAAATGGTATACCGTCTAGTGTGTATAAATACCAGTTTCCAAGTTGTTTACTAATCAATTCACTACTAGCTTGTTCTGCCTTAAGTAAACTGCCAGTTTCTGCATAAGTGTCTCGGTATATAGACCCAGCCATATCTGATGTCTCGCTAATCCACCCCGCAGACGCAACTAAACCCATAGCTGGAATAGTCCCGATACCACCACTAAGGGCAGCAACAGTAGACCCTACAGCTATAGAAGGTAAGGCTGATCCCAACCCTCTACCTATAGATTTAGTTACTTTACTAAAATCTGTCAAGTCAGAAAAATTCTGTAGATTATCTTCTGCAACTGAAAAGTTAGACTTCATGTCATCACCAATCTCAATAAACAGAGGATTGTTAGACATAACGCCAAAAGAAGATATAGACCTGCCTATAGCATTATTCATTTCCTTACCGATGTTAGGTATGCCTTCTAGTACGACTGCCGCTAAAGGAGATAAAATTAGTTTCAAGGCGGGATTTACCTTGTCCTTCGAAATGGAACTGTACCTTTCTTCATTGGATTTTAATCTATACCTTTCATTCTCTGACGCTTTTGTCCATGCCTCACTGTAAATGTTAGATAATAGTTCTTGGTCTTCATTAGGAATCTTGTATTTTTTATTAAATTCCTCTTGCTCTGAAGCTATTTTTTTATTAAAGTCATTGAGAAGAGAGTCTGATTTTCTATTAGTGATACTTACAAGACTTGATTCTCTTGCTCTTACATTTTTAAATAGAGCAGCATTATACTTGGCTAATTCTTCATTAGCGTCTACAGCGGAAATTAAGCCATTCGATACGTTAGCTTGCAGTTCGCTAGTTTTTTCTTTTGAAAATAACTCAAACTCACTTTGTAATTCTAACTGCTTTTCATAAAACTCATTTTTTAATTTGCTTTCCCTTTCGCTGTATGCGTTACTTTCTACTTTATAATACTCACTACCACTTATAAAAGCATCGTACCTATCCCTCCCTATTTTATTTTTTAATTCTTCGGCCTCTGGGTTATTCGATACTATTTTATTAGCAGCCTTTAATTTACCATTCTGTTCTGCTAAATTTCTAATTGTCTCATAAGCCATGCTATAAACAACAGGACTCTGGTATGCAGGAACTCCAGTTTTTTTAAGTGTAAGTTTCTCGGCTGCTTCTGTTATTTTGTCTATATCGGCCCTTTCAGATCCGTTATTATCTATCTTAGTTAAGGCATCCATATCCAGATTTTTAATTTCTGAATTTAGATCTTTAGCTATATACTGCTCAATGTTTAAATAAGCCTGCTCTGCATTGTCCAGTAACTCAACATTCATCGGAAGAGCTCCCCCGTACAGGTTACTGTAATTTCTTTTTATTTCATTAAAATCACCGTAGTCAAACGATTCATTATTAATATCTTTTTGAGCCTTAACAAGCTGTAGATTAATAATATCATAATTAAGACTTCGGTTATCATCTTTATATGAATTTCTAGTAGGCTCGTCTAAACCTCTTGTTCGTAAGAAAGAGTTATTATACTCTATGCTGTCTTTTTTAGTCTGTATCTTATTTTCTACATCCTCTGTAGTTAACGACATACCTTCAATAGAAGGGAGAACTATAGGGTTTTCTTTTGCTAAGTAATTAAGCTGGTTTTCCTTATCTTTATCAATATTAATTTGAGAGTTAATATTAGGGCCTCTTTCTTCTGAAGCCATAGTTAAAGGCTGAAAACTAAAAGGGTCTTTTATGGAGGGTTTTTTATCAGCCCCCACTTTCTCTTCTACAGCTTTAGTGTCCTCCTTTATATCTGATATAGGTGGAAGGTAATTTAATCCGCTAAGAAACTTTGATGTCTCATCCTGTTCAGGCTGATTTATCTCTAGCGATTCCAATGAACCATTTTCCGATGCTAAAACCGTATCTGCTGGTGTGGCCGCATCTTCCCCCACAACAGCCATCGTCTTTGCTGATGTAACACCAACTAACTCGGAGAATTTAGATTTATCTCCATCAAACCCATCACCAGAGAATAGACTGTAAGAATAATCTAAAGCCTCTTTATTGCTACCTATCAACTCTTTATAATCCTCAATGCTACCTTCGTATCCATCTTTAGAGAATAATTCAAATGAATATTGTAATGCCTCTTCGTTCATGTTTTGTAATATTATTATTTATTAAAACGTGATGCGTTTTTTACTTCTACAAAATTTTTATCTTTAGGTTTACCTAAAAGTTCATCCACTTTAAGTCCAAGCTTGTATTCCTTAGAGGCATTATCACGCTTTTCCGCTTCAACTGATTCTTTTGTTATTCGTAAAATCTTTTCAAATTTTTGTTTAAATTTAGCGTCTGTAGCATCCAAAGTATGAGTACCCCCAGTAACATCTTCAATGATTAACATCGTACCATCATCATCATCTTCAGGTGCTCTAATACCAATATTTATTTCAGCATATTCATCCTTTGCGTCTAACAATCGTTTCCTAGTATCTTTGCCTGGATTTACGGATTTTAATAGAGCCATTGCTTGAGATATATCTTCGTCTATGGCCTCTTGTTCCTCCTGAGTTTTTTTATACTCCTCACGTTCTTTAAATTTCTTTTTATACTTATTTAGCTCCGTATTATCTGGTTCTGCAATTATTCTATCTTGTAGCTCTCCTGGAAGCTCATGGCCGTAAGCCCTTAGAATGAGACCTCTACCTACTTCTGTATTCGGATCTATAAGAGTCTTAATTACAGTACCATTTTCGTTAGTTTTATTAAGCTCAATAAAACCCGTATTAGGTATTGCATTAACGGTTACTCTGTCGTCACCTAAATTAACAAGCCTCTTAACAGCTTCTAAAGGGTTCTTGCCATCAGCAATTTGTTTTTGAACATCATCAATACTGCGGTTTATAAAATCACGACTTCGCTGTTTTTCTAGTTGTGCTGGAGTAAGCGGCTTTCCTTTGCTATCTTTAATTTTTTGCTGAAGAGCTTTTGTTGCGTCTTTGTCTACCTCAATAAGACCTTTGCTAAACCCTCCGTTTTCTGCCATATTTATATCTTCAAAATAATTAATAACCTTCTTATAATCTTCTTCGATATATCCATTTGTTGAGCTTCTTCCCTGTAAATCACTTCTATCAAATAAAGTAGGCATTTCTATTTTACCAGTCTGGTAAGCAAATCCGTTTTCGTCTTTTAGATATTTATTTGTTTCAGGGTCTCTCGCATATGGGTTGTAGTAAACCTTATCCTCATCCTCTCCTTTTCCTTGCTCACCATAAGCCCTTATTGTAGCATCAAGTGTCTCGGCAGTACCATTTAAAAGCGTCTGTGCGAACGACTGTGTCGATGCGTTTAAAGCTGATTGAACCATATCTATATTTGGGGTTGTGGTGTTTATTACGGTATTTCCCCTTTCTGAGCTTACGGTAGTCATATACTTTTCAGTTAGCATTCCGTCTTTAATTACACCAGCTGTGACAAGGTCAGGTTTATTGACTGCACTCATATCTGCCGATGTCACAAATAACCCATGATTATTGGCATCGCCATTAAAATTCTCTTGAAAAGAGTTTAATTCTGTTAAAGAGATATAATGCTTATTACCAGTATTATATTTTTCGTCACCAGTTTCCTTGTATTTGGATTCATTAAGCTTACGTACTTCCTCTCCCTCTACTACATAACTCCATTTTATTTGCCCCGCTTCCTTGTCATAATTTTGCTCTAGATAAGTAGTCCCTTTCAACTCGCTATTTGGTCTAGCATAATTTTGAGATAAGTTAAAATACGGGTCTGTATGCCTAGCACTTATTTGCCCAGGGCCATTACCAAACCCTTTTACTATCGACTTATCCCACTCACTTCTTGAGTATGCTAAAGCTCCAAAAACATCAGGTGCATTTTTAATGAAGCTTATAACGGCATCATTGTACTTTAACTCTTCTTCATACCCCTCGTACTCTTCAGATGAGGTCTCCATTCGTATCTTATTCTTAGTGAATTGATCCATCATAGCCTTAGTACCTGTAGCAATACCATTATAGTCAAATCCTTCACTCCCAGCCATGACACCTATGTCAGCTGATATGCCTGCGCTAATATTTTGAATATTTCTTTTTATATCCCAGTTTTCTTTTGCCCTAATTCTATCTTGCTTTATTTGACTTGCTTGTTCTGCTAAGTAATCATATCCAGCAGAATTATTTACTGTTGAAGGCGAATCTTGATATTTTCTTACTGAACTTGGATTTCTATAAGTACCCATATTAACTTAATATTTATTTCTTTATTTATAATTACTAATTCCCAAACTTATATCCTCCTTCAGATACTTGTTCCCAAGCAGAATCCTCAAAGTCTCTTCTATTGTTCTCAGCATCTACTTGATTTTGTTTTGATTCTTCAAGTAATTGTTGAGACCTGTCTAGTGCAGCTAGTTCTCTTTTTTCAGTTTCCCCAAAAACAAAAGCTTTTCCTGCGACCTCAGCGTCTTGAACTCTTGTCGCTTCAGCCATTTTAATTTTCTGTAAATCACTCTCTCCTTGAGCTGCTGCCATTTGAATGTTTGTGGCTGCTTCCGCTTCCATTTTTTGATTGTTAGCCTCTCCTTGAGCCGCTAGTTTTGAATTTGCAGCTTCTTGAGTCTCTATGCTTGCCGCAACACCTTTCTTGCTTTGTAATGCCGCTTGTGCTAATGCGGTTGCGCCACCTGCTCCTGCACCAGTAGCTCTTAATGTGTCTAGCGTATTAGCTAACGCAGCATCTGATTGTTGCATTTGTATTTCTGCTGCCCCAGTAGCAACGGCTAAATTAGCAAATGGATTTCCTAAATCTGCAAACTTATTATCTAAGTCTCCAAACGTATTAGTTAACCCCCCAGATAAATCAACAACGTCTGCATATGGATTAATTATTTCTTGACGAGTTGATTCTAGTATCTTTAAATCCAGCTCTGATTTCATCTTATCAAGATTAGCTTGATTTCGGTCTTCCCTAGTACGCTTGTTCTTTTTTATAACACCCGCTACATCGCCAAATGCTCCAATAGATTTACCTATAACTTTTTTAATTATACCCATTTCTAATTATTTTTAAATTCTTAAGACTTAACGAAATTTGAAGACACAGCAAAAAGACTTTTTAACCCTCCTATTTCTGTAGTTGTATCCGTACTTAATTTAACTGTAGCAAAATATCCTTTTATCCCACTCATACTGGTTCCTGGGAGTACTTGTCCTGGCTGACCAGCAGGCACTAATGTATTCGTAGTAGAAGTGACAACGCCATTGTTAATTAAATTAGCTACGTATTTATTTTCTTTTCTGTCAAACCCAACTCTATAAGTAACACCTCCATCAACATAAACTCCCTCATCGTAGCTGTATACTAACGCAGAATCATCCTTATAACTATTTACTCCGTAACTTGATTTAGTAGCTCCTGTACTATCCGATAAAAAATGGTTTACTTGCCACCCATTTGTTCCTTCATAGTTTATAGTATTGAAGTTTTTAGAGTTAGACACACTTGGATTGAAAGCAAACTCAACCGAAGTAGGATAATAAGTTCCATAGAAGTACCCTCTATTATTAATTACTGATTCATTGTAATGTTTCCATACATTAATTCCTTCTACTGAATAATACACATTACTTAATGTACCTATAAACGATGGCTTGTAATCCCAGAAGCTAGTCCACCCATTAACTTTCTCTGAAAATGACAATGTATCATATGTTTTTTCAACACTTTTTTGCATTGATAAAACATAGTTATCATAATAATTATCATACCCACCTACTATCTTGTCCTGCAATAAAATATAAAAAACAAATTCATTGCTAAGGGCAGGTAAAAAAATATTATTATAAACTAATGTTCGGTTAAATGTAATCCTACGTGCGGTTGCGTCTGGTATTATGTTATCTGTAGCTATAGAAAACGTGACATCACCAATAGATGGTATTGTTAACACATCTCCCATCGAATATAAATCACCTGGAGTAGCGACAACAATACTAGATACCTCAAAAGCAGGGTTAACAGTCACCGTTACCGTTGCGCTAACCTGAGAAGCTGTTGACCTTGATGAAGTAACTGTATGTGTAGTAGTCCCTATTCCTAGAGTAGTGCTATTGTCCGTTATTGCTAAAGAACCAGTCAATCCTCCCGTAATCTGTTTGTTAACTATATACACACCACTATTACCTTCTATTGTTTTTGTTGACTGAGCCCCAAGCTCCAAGTCGCTAGCTAACCCTGTAGTTGTATCTCTTGCAATAAAAGTGTCCGTAGGAAATACAATCTGATTTGACTTGTTGTAATATTCAAGCAGAACGTTTGTGAGATTACTAAATCTAGGGGTGTTTGATATAGAAGCAAGCTTATCTCTAAAATAATCACGCATTCCATATGTACTTATTTCAGTAAGACCATCTAATGATAACCTCATTACCGCACCTCTATCCTTGTCAGTAAAGTATAGCCTATTACCTTTGAAAGAAAATGATTGTGGATTGACACTTATTCCGTACTCTCCAGCATATTGTTTTATTTGCCCCAGTACTAATGTAGAAGCCGTTAGTGCTGGATTACCATCAGCCGTATATATAGCGTCCTTGTCTACTAAGACGTTGCTTATTTTGTCTGTTTGAAATATTATTAAATTTGTATCTGATGTGTACAATTTTTGTATAGCACCGTATCTAGGATCTACTTGCTTTGTAATAGTTTCAGCAACAGAGAATACATTAGTATCGTTAAAGCCTGTCGTTGAGTTGTAAAGCCCTGAATATATAAGACCATTACCGAGTATCAATTCACTATCTGTGGTTTCCTTTATGTACGCTCTAACTCCGAGCTCTGACTGAACGTTATTAAACCCTCCACGTATTCTATTCTCCTCTACATACCAAGAATAATATCTATAGGCGCTATATACAAGCAAAGGAAACGTAGGGTATCCTACTGGATTCCAAGGCATAGAGGGCCAGGTTGACGCTCCACCTAAAACGGGTGTATAAGGGGGTTCAGAAGGGATTTTATCTTTAACTACTTTCTTAACTACAAATGAATTAAAATACGTTATCTCTCTTATTGTAGCCATATTAATTAGATCTAAGTAGTGTAAATGTAAGTACTATTGGTAAACTTGCTAATGTACCGTTGCCATTACTAGCGTCATTTAATCTCAATGTGATTCTAAATTCAGTGTCGGTACGTTGTGAGAATGAGTATACTGAGGTTAAGTTGAACCCACTAGGATTCACACATTGCAAATACTTATTATATAGAATAGTTGTATTCGATTGTGTATTAACAAAATCTAAGTATTCTGGAACAGTATCATTTTGTCCGTAAAATATATTAAATGCTTCTACGTAAGTTACGTACGGAGCGTATTGACCATTTGTTTTTTTATACTCAACAGACTCAACAGAGGCTGTAATCCCTTGCATTTTTCCAGTAGGAGACGAACTTCCATTTGTAGGAGTAAGGGTGTATAGGTTAGAAAAGCTAGATGATGATGTGGGTATTTCGTAAGGGCTACTCGCTAGTGGTATAGAGAATGGCCCTTGAGACCCTATTAAGCTAGGTAGAGTGTTGTCCAACTCATTACCAAATTCAGCCGCTATATCTCTAATATAAGTTATGTTATTTTTAACTGTAGTAAATCTAAAATTAAAAGTGTAAATGTCTACAGCAGAACTACTGCTATTGTATATAAAGTAATTATTTACATCAAGTTTCACTCTAAATTTATTCAGGTCAGGGCCACTCGTAATCTGCTCTAGTACAAATGCACCTGAACTATTGACATTAGCATTATTTGCGTTTGTCACACTAAGCAGAACCCCTTCTATGGAAGTAACAACGCCAGCAGCCGTAAGGCTTGTACCTTCGTTATTCACAACATCCCAAGGCCCCGTGTTTACGTAATAAGGTGAAACATCGGTAGATGTGTCGCTTTCGGATAACTGCCAAGTCCAGTCTTTTATATTAGCAGGAGCTCCGATGCTCTGGTCTTGACTTATATATGAATTTAACTCAGATATTAACCCGCTAGAACTTGACTCGTAATAAATATCTAGATTAGATTCAAATGGAGCCGTTTCATAAACATTAAGCCTTACCGCATTAAAAGTTACTTTATTTGTAGCCGCAGAGCCTCCTCTAGCACCTATTGTTTTTCTAGTAGAGACCTCACCTATAAATGGGTTAGAACCTTTTTCATCTACTTTTGGAATACTATAAAACGGAGATACAGTATATGTGCCTCCATCCTGAGTAAAATTTAATCCTAAGTCATTTCTAGTACCAATCTTAACAAGCTTATCAGGTATGTCTGACGGGTAGTATTGAGTGCTTGATGCGTTTGTAGAACTATAGAAACTGTTGTTAACTCTACCATACATTTCTACAGAGCTAGTAAATGTAACGTCTCCAGAACTTACTTTTAATAAGTCTCTAGGAGCTTTGTTAACATTATCGCTAAAAAGAGTTATAAAAGCCACCTCATTAGATGTGTTTGTTCCAGTTTGAGGGTAATTATTAAGTATCGTGGGTAGGTAAATATTGTAGTAGTCTTGAGCTGTCTGCTTTACAACTACCTTATAACTATACCACCCAAGTGGATTTGTGTCGCTATACAGCCCAGCATATCCGTTTAACGCTATGGTATCTGGTATTTTACTAAGCCAATTCACCTTCAAAGAGTCCCCCATCCAATACAGCAAGCCATTTGGATTAGTAACAAACGCCTGGTCTTTATACGGATTAAAAGTGCTGGATAGGTTTGATGTAATAACATCAGATTGCCTTCCGAACTTATCAGAAAGGACTATACCTACCTCGTATGATCTGTTTTGTTTTAATGTGTGATTAGGGTATTCTACTTGATTAAATGAGTTTCCAGTACCAGAAGTAAATTTTTCATCAGCAGTAATAGCATAAGAAAGGCTAGTAGGTCTTGTCGTTCTAGCCAGATAATTTCCATACATAACTCTGTTCCCAGCAACTTCTTGTGACTTCGCCCTAATGGGGGCCTTGTCAGATGCTCTAGAGAAGTCTACAGAACGCAATGTTCTTATAGGCATTTGCGAGTCATAAGAATATGTTATCTCGTTTGTTTGAGCCATAGAAACAAGGTCGTCTTTTGTTATGGTATCTATTAGTCTAATGCCTGTATCATTAGAGTCCTTGTATAATATATCTATTTCTGTTACCTTTAGCTCTTCATATAACTTATCTGGACTAGAAACTCCCTCTGGTAATTCTATAGTAACTCCGACAGAGTCTACTTTGTTTTCAAAAAAACCTAAAATACCACTTCTAATTGCCCTGTTCTCATCTGAGTCTGCCGCTTCATCTTCAATGTCAGTGGGTACTGATTGTTCTAAAAAATAACCATCTTGTTTAGGTATAAAAGCTGATTGTGTAAATGGTGCTATTAAGGAGTATTCGTTATCTTCAAATTTAAACCTATAGCTAAATCTTATGAATTTATCATTTAAAAAATCTTTATCTCCAGTAAATTCACTGTTATAATAAGGATTAGCCCCAATTGTAATTATATCACCAACCACTATATTAGTAGTGCTAGTATGAGTTACAGTGGTTGATGAAATATTAGTTACTTTAATATTATCAGAAACAGTTATTTTTGAATTACCATTAGCGTCTGTTGATGTTAAAATAGCACCAATCCAATTAACGTCAGGACTAGCACTTCCTACAAATGAAGTGTTAGTGATATTGCTGTTTACTGTAGTGAGTTGTGTAATTGCTAAGTTTTCAGAGGTAACGTCTTTCATTGTTGGAACCCTTGCTATATTCTGGCTTCCAATGGTAAGTTCCAGCCCATTAGTACTTGGTGTACTAGTATCAGTAGAAGTTATAGTGTCCCCAATAGAAAAGTCCTTGCTGGTAACAGTAGAATCACTAATTAAAACTTGACTTACCCTATTCTGAACAAAGGTAATTTTTAATTGGCATTGACCATCACCACTTGTCGTCCAGTTAGCAGTAGGGTTAAAGTCAGTATTTACATTTACATAAATAACTGTATTATCAGGTATTGTTGTTGTAGGGCCAGGTTTACTTATTATAAGCTCACTTCTCTGTAGAAGTTCATACTGGTTAGTCTTTCCAGGAGACACTATATTTTTTGATAATCTTGGTGCTTTCCATGGAAAATACTTTAATATAGAAATAGTGTCTTCTGTTGTATAATACGCAGGGTTCTCTAACGCTAGACTAATGTTTATTTTTCTTGGTTGGTTCCTGTTATCTGTAAAAAACAACAGGTCTTCTAGAATATTAATTCCAAGTATTTCATTTGTTTTGCTAAAATTCAAAAAACTTCCACTTACTAGAGTTGTAGACACTTCTGTAGCCGTATCGTACATACATATATAATGGCTAGACTGAGGTGAAGCAAAGTGTTGAGTATTACTTTGAGACGTATCGTTCCAGTTCGTCACAAATAAGAATATTCTATCTAGCTCTCCTTCTAAATGAAATCCTATTATCTCTAAGTTTTCTCCTGTTAGGTTAAGATTAGTAAGTATAGAAGTACCTGTAACATTTTCTAATACCCCAGAATCTCCACCTTCTGAATTTAATACAGCAGCATTTCTAGCATCTATATATTGATTGTTTGGAATTAGCCTCGGGCTAACATCCTTGTTCATTTTAGAACCAGTAAAATTATTTTTAGCCTCAGACATATATTATGATTTTATCCATTTAGATTTACCTCTCATTACCTGTACTATTTCACCAAGCTTTATGTTAGACAATCTTATTTTTGCATTTCTAAGCTTTGCGCTTCGCTCTCGTTTCAATCTGCTAACCACATACTCTGGTTGATTAATTCTACTGGCTATTATCGCATGGCTTATATGGCTGTACATAGCGTCTTCTACCATCTTTGGGACTCTAGTATCCAAATCATAAGCTAAACCGTCAGAAATGTACTCTATGGTTATAAGAACGTCCTTTAAGTTGCTTGAGAACGTGAAGACTCCTCTAACCTCGTCAATTCCGAACCAACCGTTAGTTTGGGTTATTTTTGGGTCTATACCGTAACGCTGGCCATTTACCCCACCCCAGAAGCTATCCCCCCAATAATCTCTGTCAAAATCAAAACCTTCATTTAGCTGAGTGCTATTAGGAGTCCCTGAGATTATACTTGTATCAGCTTTTCTCCACTTCTGAACTGTTTCAGGCGGATCAGATTCTATATTCTCACCAAATGCATCTTGTATTGGAAGACCAGTATTGTCTTGAATTATTGGTTCGGCTGGGTTTATTGTTAGGTTATTATTTGGGTATATTATTCTTTTAATGCCTAAGTTATCTATCCATGACAGTCTAACGTAGTTAACGTAATCTTGAGGTATCACCGCTGTTAAGCTAGGTGACATTGTAAGCTCTTGAGACTTAATACTTTTAAGTGTATCATAGCTAAACTCTTGCATTCCACGTTTAGCATGAAATATAATGTCAGTCCTTTTAACGCTAGGTATAAGCTTGCCAGCACCAACGTATGCAACCATAAAGTTATTGATTATATCATTAAGGCTAGTATACTGATAGCCACCATAGTTAGACCTTAATGCGTTAACACTTAGGGTAACTAATATTATTGAGTTAGCAGGAGGGGCAGGAGAAATCGTTACGGTATTATTTACCATTGAAAAACTATACGTAATGCTATTAATTGTTGCTGGTAATGCAATACCGTTTAAAGTTACCGTATAGTTTGCATTTGAAGCGCCAGCAACAGCATTAGCTAAGTCTGTGTTAAAATTACAGACAAATACCGTCTTGAACGGAGCAATTGCTGTTTGTATAAAACCTTGCTGACCTGAGTAATACTGTGCATTAGTTTCGGTTATTAAACCACCATTTGGATTTGGCATATCTTATTAGCTTTTTGAGTTGTTTTCTTCTTGCTGTATTTGAGAAGCAGCAACTTGAATGATTTGAGGGTCTTTTACTACAACACCGAAGTAGAATAAAGTTTTTAATATAAAACTTGTTTGCTCCGATACGTCTAGTTCTATTTGAGTTGAACCATAAGTACTGTTAGAGTTGAAATTAAAATCTTGTAACGTTATTTCTAAGTTTCCACCTACACCACCGCCAAAACTTGCACCAGAAAAGGTTACTGTATCTGTGCTTGCGTATCCCGTACCAGCAGAAGTAATACTAACATCCGTTACTGTGGCAGCTCCAGCAGCACCAGTAGTTGTTATGCTAACAGTCAAACCTACACCAGAACCAGTTGTACCACTTTGAGTGACTCCAGTGGTAGTCGTTGGGTTTTTATCTGTTGGATTCACACCTGTTATACTACTTGTTAATGTTCCTGACCCAGTGTTTAATAGTAATGGCCCATATACAGTAGGGTCGTAGACATATTGACCTACAAGCCCAATTGAATAACCCCACCTAGGATCTAATGGTTTTCTTAAGAAATCACAGTTAATATTACTAGTAATAGTGTTAGGCTTAACGAATAGCCTTTCATTTTCTAATAGGTAAGTTGGGAATGTTTCTGTTGATTTTGTTAATGGAGATTTTTGAATGTTATAAAAATCCATTCTTTGAAGTCTTTGGAGTTCGACTTCTTCTTTGTAGTTAACAACACCTAGCCTGTAAAGCTCTACCGTATTATTAAAAACGTCAGTAGTTGGTAATGTAAAGTGAGCAGGTGTTGGAGAGGCAGCGGCTACATAAGTAGCAGGGCCTGATGTTTTAAATATAGAAAGGTGTTCATCAATAGCAGCAACTCTATCTGCATAATCTGTATCCGTTTGAGGTACACGCAGTTGCTGATTTAAGTCCTCGCCATACTGTTCAAATATTTCTAATTGAACTTGAGTAGCAATTTTATTAAACTCGTCTGGGGTTACATATCCCCTTTCTTCCTTGTTGAGTATTAACAATACAGTCTTATATACCGTATTTATATTTATTGCCATATTATTTTTTTGTTTTATTTATAAAGGTAGGCCAACATTAAGTCAGCCTACCATCATAAATTATAGTTACATATTAAGAGAATTTTTTCTCTATACTTTTGTATACTAACATTCCTTCGTCAGTTTTAAACCAACTAGCTAATGCTGAGTAAGGGTGTTCATCAAAAGGAACCGTCATTAGCTTCTTGCCGTTAGCAGCCCATTTGAATGTTTTCTGGTCATCAGACAAAGTTATTATGTTTGCTTCCACTGCTCTAATACCAAAACTTCTAAGCTCTACATTTTCATCATGCGCTAGGCTTATAAATAAAGCTGGGTTACTTCTTGCTAAAAGCAGTAAGTCTCTTTTAAGTTCTTTGCTGTTCATTTTAGATACAGCACTACCTAATTCAGTTCTTAATATTGCCTCAGCGTGGTCTACATCGAGAGTATTAGCTAGGTTTAAAGCCTCTATCTCAAGCTGTATGTTATCTAACTCATTCGAAGCTTCTTTAACCTCATCTTGCTCTTTATACGTACCACCTTTCTGTGGATGATATAACGATAATAATTTTTGTAAATTTTGTTTACTTTTAGGTACTAATAGTACTCCGTCTTCAAAAACAATATGTGCAATTGTTACATGCCCTTTTTGCTCATCCACAAATGGAGAGTTTTGATTTGTAGCATATCTTAGTTCTCTTTGAGTTCCAGTCTCTTCATCAAAATACAAAAGAGGGAATCTTGAAGAATGCTTACTGCAAAGGGTAAATGTCAGTGGAGACGTTCCATTTGCTAAATAATATCTTCTATCCTTAATTTCCCATTTAGGAGTTAAATCTTTTTGTTCAACAACAGGAGCTGTAATTACAGTCTCTTCTTGAATAAACTCTTGTGCAGGTGCTACATCTTTTGTAGTAACCTTGCTTCTTGGGGCTTTTGTTGCCATAATATAATATGATATAAAATAAATAATAAAAGTAATAATTACCCCCGCCTAAAAGACGAGGGTAAGAATCACAATAGTTAATACTAAACAGTAGCTGTAAACAATACGAAATTGTTAGCAGCTTGAGTTACTAAACATCTCTCAGATAAGAAGTTTACAGTCATTGCATCTAAATCAGAGGTAGCAGCACCACCAACAGATCCAGTAAGCCAAGACTTCATTCTACGGTCATCAGCTTCAGAAGCTCTGTATCGTACATGTAGAAATGGTCGTCTGATGTTAGTTCCTAGCATTTGATCGTAAACTGTGCTTGTTCCAGCAGGAACCAAAACACCGTCAATATCTTTAACTAATCCTCTAGTTGAAGCATCGTTTAAGTATTTCCAATCAGTCTTATAGAAATCATAAGAACCACGTCTGAAACCATCAAATCCTAAGTTCAATGCCATTTCTTCAGAGTTTTCAAAAACTCCGTAAGAAGTACCACCAGCTCCATAAGAGTTCTGAGCAGCTAACATATCGTCAAAATCCAAAGAAGTAGACCTGTTTAAAAACAGCATGTTTTCTTCAATAGCTCCTTGCTTGTCAAGATTCTGTAGAATAAAATCAAAATCCTGCAAAGCTGTTCTGTTTCCAACACCTGGAGTTACATCACCACTAGCATAATTTTGGTACACATTACCTCTTCCTTTTATAGCAGCAAATAATCCTTCAGTACCAGCAGAAGTAACAGTAGCATTTAAAGCGGCAGGAACAGTAGAACCGTTTCCAGCTAATTCGCCTTCAACAACAGCCATTTCTAGATAATCTTGAAAACGTAGACGAGTCTCGCCTTCTGATTTCAAATACCATAGGTATCCTGATGTTCCGTCTTCAGCAGCAACTTCAACCCAACCAATTTGAGCAGCGTCAGAACCATTTATTTCATAAGTATCCTTAATAATAATTGGCTTGTTACTGAACTGTGTGAAAGAAGCTTCAAGAGAACCAACCATTCCAGTTGTTCCTTTAGCAAATTCAGAACCATAAACGAATAAGTTTACAGCTTCATTACCAAAAGTTACATCACCAGCAGCATTAGAAGTGAAAAGTTCCTGCGTATAAGGAAGTAAAGTAAATGTTTGTGTTCCAGCAACAGCATCAGATACATATGCTTTCAATGTTCTTAAGCCATCAGCACTAGATACAACAACAGTATTTCCAACTCTAACAGAGTTGTTTAATGCACTACCCAATGTAACTACACCTGTAGCGGCAACAATTGATACCGTAGAATTAGCAGTTACAGTGTCGTTCTGATATCCAATATGTAATCTGTTTTGCTCAGACCATACAACTTGGTCAGAAGTCATTGGCATTTCAGCTCCAACCATACGCAAGAATCCAGATAAAGTTCTGTTTCCGTATCGTTCTACTTCAGCTTCATAAATTTCTGGTAAATACTGTTGTGAAAAATCATTACCAGCTCCGCTAGTAAAATCTAAATAATTACCAATTAAGGTTTGTTTTGTAGGTGTCGGTACTAAGCTAAATTTGCCTAGTGGATCACCTGATCCGAATTGTCCCATTTTTTTTGTTTTTTTTTAATTATTAATTGTTAAAACTTCTCTTTTTAATTTTTAATTTAGAAGAATCCACTCCATTTACGGCCTTAACTTTTAAACCATTAATAAAAACATTGCCACTGGCAGTCTCTCTAGGTTTAGTTGAAACGTTCTTAGAACTAGCTACAACTTCCTTGACAGCGTCAGATTTGCCTTGCTCATAAAAATGACTTGCAATCTTGTCCACGTTAGAGGCAGCATACATAGCTTTGTGATAGCCATTATAATCTGATACATCTCCTTTATCGTCTAGAAACTTTCTAACAAAATCGGATATATTAGATTGTTCAGATGCAACTTTAGTAGGATTATTAATGCCATATCTAAATTTCTTTTCTCCGATATTGAAATCAAAACCTTTGAAATCATCGTTTAAGAGATTAAATGTGCCTTTTTTAAACTCATCCCTTTTTTGTTGTAACCTGCTTTCCTCTTTTTTGTGTCGATTGAAAAAGTCAATAGCTCTCTTTTGCTCTTGGGTTACGCCTGGTCTCAACTTGATCTCATCGTAATATTTACCCTTTAAGTCATCTAAAAAGCTATTAGCCCTTGCAACCTCCTCCTTAAACGCAAGTTTTTTCTTGCGAATGTCTCTTTCATCATCGTAGTCTTCGTCAAATTTGAAGTTGTCTTCTATCAGAAAGGATATTTCCTCAGCGTCTAAGTGAGGTTTACTTTTACTATAATACTCTCTTAGTAGAGTATTGCTATCTATATTGCTATAGTCAGCATTCAATCTTACATAATCTTCTATATTACCACCAGTGTCTTTCATAAAAGAGACCAGCTTTTCAATGTTTTCTGGTAATGGATTTCCAGTTTCCTCTGACTCATTAATAGCGTTAACAACTTCTTTGGTCGTTTCACTAACCTCTTCTTCGTCAGTTATTTCTTGTATGGCTGAAAACCCATCATCTTGAATGGAGTCTTCCCTTGGTGATACTTCTGCTTCCACTTCTTGTACAGTTTCGGCCTGTTTATCTGCAACCAAGTTTGTTGTTTCTTGCTCTGTATTGGCATCCTTTTTCTCTTCACTAGAAGGTATTACAACTTTAGTTACCTCTGATTCTTCTGCTTTCTTAGCAGACAAGTCCACCTTAATAACTTCAGGTTGTTTACCTAGTTTTTTCATTGAAGATTTTTTCTTTATCTTAAAGTCACCCTCTTGTTTTACTTCTTTTTCTTCTGACATAATATAATATAATATAAATTAAAAATTAACTTGGGTCAAAATCTCCTAAACCAAACCCTCCACTTAAAACATCATTACCTGTAGATTCAAAGTTTTTAGGTAATAAATTGTTTTTTCTTTGGTCAATCATTTCGGATTGTTGAGTTCCTGTTATCTTAACCCTTTTATCTTTCCTATCTTCTATTTCTTTTTCTTTTAACCCTTCAGCTTTTACCCTAACCTGAGCTAGTTGCATATTGAAGTTAAATTCAGCAGTCATTAACTCTCTTTTTATTTGTGCCTCAGCTCGCATTCTCTGTATCTCAAATTGAGATTTAGCTTGCTCTACACTTACCTTTTCAGCGGTTAACGCTTGCTGTTTCTGCACCTCAGACATTGCTGCTTTTTCAGCTAACTCTGCATTAGCTTGTGCTTGTGCTTGTATGTTAGCCTGTTGTGCTTGTTGTGCGGCAGCTTGTTTTTTCCTTCTCTTGTCCTTCAGCATTTCATTTGCTAATTGAAGGTTTCTTACCTGTCTTATATCTATAGCGTCCTCTAAGTCAATACCTCCTGTTTGCAATGCAACCTGTATATTTTGCTCTAATTGAGACTTCTCTTCATCATCTGGCTCTAACTCCAAGAAGATACCAAAGTCGTGTAAGTTTAATTTACTTATTTCGGCTAAGGTTGCTGCATTAAATTTAGAAATGCTTGATTGAAGTGAATTAGATGTTAATGCAAACTCTAGTGAATCAGCCACCCTTAATGATATGTTTTCACATATTCTAAGTGATATATAACAACTAGCCTGCAGTATGTGTCTTGTTGCTACATTTGATTGATTAGCAGCCATCTTCTGCAATCCTACCAAAGCATCTTTAGCTGGGGCAGAACCGTCTCTAGCCTCGTTAAGTCCAGTAACATCTCTTATCATTTGCAAATAATACTGATAGGTCTGTATTAGAGACTGTATCTTAGCACCTCCGCTTGATGTTTGTAGCTCTTGAATAGGAACCTTTGCTCTATTCATATCACCATCTTGCGTAAGTGACCTACCTAGAACACTACCAGTCTGGAAGTACATATTAAGTGCCTCGGCTGGATTATAGTTTGTTCCGTTACCTAAATCTACTTCTGCTAATCCATCAACATCTAAGAATACTCCATCAGGAACCATTCTAGACATTACCTGTTGCAGTTTTAAATGTGTAAGCTGAATCATATCAGCAAATCCAGTTATCTTACTTACAATAGACTCTATTCTACCTTGATACATCCTAGGAGCGCACATAACGTAGTTCATTTCTACCTTAGTAGTATCCGAAAATGGCCTAGTCATATTCTCTGACAGCTCCCACTTAAGCATTTGATTATTACCCAATACTTTAGCACCACTGTACAACACCTCTATACTTCTTGACACTTTTTTAAATGTATCGTTTTCAGGAGGATTAAATTCGTCTGTTTTTTGTATTGCTTTTTCTAAACCATTAAGACCTTGCTTAATTTTAAATACTTGATGATTATAAGTCTTATACTCAAAAAATAAAACTTGAACGCTATTTCTATCGTAATCATTCCACCCAGTAACGTATTCCCTGTTACCTGGCATTTTTTCTATCTTCTCTAACTCTTCATTTGATATATTAGGAAATTGCTTTTTTAACTCAGGTATTGTAAGGGACTTAACCTCACCAACATAATACACATCCTCAAAGTTAGGATCATCAGTATAGGAGTAAATCATTCTAGCAGGGTCACAGTATTCGAGAACCACACCCTCTGCTTTATTCCATGTAGTCTTAGCAGCACCAATTCCTAGTACGGCTAAATCATAATTAAATCTTTTCTTTACCTCGTTAAATTTATTTTTATCTAGAACATGATTTATAACCTCCTCCTCAGCCACCTCAATAGACTGCTTGTAGTCTAATTGCATATGCAAGGATAATTCTTCTTGATTTCTAGGAAGATTTTCTGGGTCTGTAGTGTTAAAAGTATTAACCCCAAGTTGTCTGTTTAACTCCTCTATCTCCTCTCGGCCTACCATGTCTTGCATTATAGCCTCAGCGTAGTCTGTTCTTTTCTTTATAGCCGCAGGGTCTTGTGCGTATGCCTTTATTTTAAAATCTTTTTCAGTAATACCGTTGACTACAATATCAACAAACTTAGATATAACAGGAACTGGCTGCCAGTCTAGGTTTAGGTAAGATAAATCACCATTGATTGCTAGTTCATCTTTGTATTTCTGTACTGGCTGCTCCCCTCTTGCGTATAGCCTTAAGTTATGGAAATGGTTATAGTTTTGTGAAAATCTATTTCCCATACCGCCCTGCATAAACCATTCTGATTCTACGGCCCTGCCAACTTGCACACCATACTCAAAACTTGATTTTTCAGCATCACTAACTACTTGGCTAGGAAATACACTATTTGGGTTTGCGCCTACGTTCATTTATTTATTATTTTTGAAAATTCTCCAGTATTATCGTATTTCTTAAATCCTAGATTTATATTTTTTCGTACCACTTTATTTATTGGTGCGTATCTGTTTCTATTGCAAGCCATTATAGCTAGTCCTGAGCTTATAGAGGCATCGTGCTTAGTTCTGTTATTAATATTAAACCTAGCCCAATCCTCTAACGTCCTCTGAAAGTACATGTCTCCCATCTCATCATCACCTAGTATTCCAACTAATTCCTCTATATAAGTTTCAATTGCAGCGGCATGCGCTTGTTTTATATCTTCACTAGAGTTAGGTATTCCTCCAATCTCTCTTTCTGTTATAGATAACTTATTTGATAACTTATCTGGTCTATTCATAGAGTACCCTCTGTAACCCCTTCTTTTAAAGTGATATAACAGTCTAGGTTTGTTATTCTCTGCTAGTATTGGCATGCCATAAAACACGCAAGCCATAAGTACGTCCTCAAAAAATATCTCAGCGGTTTGTGGTCTAGCTATATATTCTAAAAAGAAGTGATTTGAAGGAGCATCCTCCATACTAAACTTAGTCAAACCATGCAAAGAACCATTAGAACCTCTATTATCTACTGTTCCAGATATATCATAACTATCACAACCAAATGCACCTAAGTGCTCATTACCAGGGTGTTTAATACTATGCTTTGTTACTACCCTATTCTGTAAGCTAACTGAGGGTATCCAACTCACATAAAATCTACCATTTTTATTTGGCATAAATATCACCTTTGTATCTACAACACCATTCTCCCATTGAAAGTTACCCCTTGTAACTAAAGTACTAGAAGCCATAGACTCGTTATGGTCTATTTGTTGGTAAATCTTTGTTAGGTTAAATAATGATTCTTTTGCCTCATCTCTGAATGCATGTTGCTCTGTTCTAGGAAACTGTCTGTAAAATTCGTTTAGACCGTCTTGGTCTTGCTTTAAGCCATTAACTTCATTCTCCCAGTAACTTATTACCCCTTGTTTAATAGGCATTCCATACGGGTCGCTAACTGGTTTCTCTGGTGTATCGAAGACAGGCATTCCGTAAGAATCAATGTATCCTTCGTAATTCCATTCCATAGGTATGAACAAAGAATATAATCCAGAAGCAGTTTGTCCGTTACTGTTTCTTTTTTCAACGTCTGAGGCATAATATAATTTTTTAAAATTGCTACCGCCTTTATCTAAGGCATTGCTTGTTGATCCCATCATACACTTGCCAATAATCCTACTACCTAGCCTTAGACAAGTCTTTGTTACCCTCCAATTGTTTAATATGTTATTAGGCTTTTCCCATTTTCCAGATTCATCGTGCACTAACAGTTTTAGTTTTTCCCCATCATAAGAGTTATCTCCTGTGTTTTTCCAATCAATCGTAGAGTCCAACCCTTTTATATCTGCAACAGTTTCGTTTATATCAAGCTTTCTTCTAGTAAGCTTTGAAGCAGGAACTCTATATGCTAATTCCGTCTTTGGTCTATCCATACCATCCTGTATGGGCTTAAAGAAGAACGGATAGTTAATAGATATAGGTACTATCTTATCAGTAAACATTTTCTTCGCATCAGGCCCTGACTTTGATAACACGCCATATCTAGAATCTGTAGACATTGTAGCAAGGTTAACTGTTTCTCCTGACGACATAAATGAAAATCCACTACGCCTGTTCTTTAAGTAACACATTCCAAAACACCTTGCATCAGCCTTGCATGCTTCCCAAAAGATATAAAACAATCTGTTTGATTCTCTGAAGTCTGCATTTCCAACGTCAATCTTTGACCATTGTAAGTACATATAATGTGACCCTGTAATATAAGTAGACTTGCCTTTGTTGGAAAAGAAAAATCCAGTATCTCTTCTTTCAAATTCCGTTTCTATATAATCGTACCAGTCTTCTTTAAATTCTTCTGGGTATTCCTTCCAGTCAAATATTGTTTTAATTCTGCTTAACTCTTTAGGGTAATCTAACTTACCCCATTTCTTTTCTTTAAAGTTGTGAGTTTTAAACTCAGCTGGTAATGCTATTTTAAGATTTTGTATTTCGTATATATCACCTATCTTACCAGTTTTACTTATAACGACCATATCATGGTCTTCGTCATACCCATACTTCCAGGACTTGACTCTATTTTTCTTTTTTAAAGTACTGGGTTTTATATAGTTATCCAGTACTTTATATAATGTTTGCTCGTACATATTACTCGAACTTTGCTCTACCTTCTGCAAAACCCTTAAACTCACTTTTCTTTTTTGTGTCGTCTTTAGGTTTATCATCTAGCATGTCTTCTTCCTCTTGTATTCTGTTAAGAATTTCAAAAGCATCGAATATAGCTAGCTTTTTAGTTGCCGCCGCATTCTTTAGCTTATCTGCTGTTAAGTCATCATCAGAATCTACAATAGCCTCTTTGGCTACCTTAATCAATTCCTCAACTGCTTTTTGCCCAGCTTGGATTATACTCTTCTTCGTTTCCTTTACGTTCATGCTTTGCTACAACGTTAATTAATTTCATACAATATAATAATTCTCCATCTATTACAAACTCAAACTCAGAGGTCGGCCTGAATGACACTAAATCACCCTCATGAACCCCTAGTCTGTCTAGCTCCTCATTACCATGCTTTAATAAGCCCATAAGAGGCTTCTCCTTGCTTGTAATAAAAATATCATGGTTAGTTAAGGGTTTCACAAAACAGTAGTCTAAATGAGCTGTATTGGCTCCGTACATATATATCTGCTCTGGTGAGCAAGCGTACATGTCTTCTTTTATAAAACTTCTACTGTTTTTTTCATTGCCTCTTATATCATAAAACCTTCTAAAGACGTTGTGGTGAACAACAACCTTGTCACCTATCTTTACATTTGTTTTTATTGATAACGGCAAAGCTACTACCTCAGCAATCTTGCTTATACTTTTGAACTCCTCTATTTTTGTGTTTACTACAAGATCGACATCTCCGACTTTTACCGTGTTATTGTATCTACCGTTTATAGGCTTTACAATAAAATCATGTACGCTTTTCATTAATACTGTAAATCGTACTCCACAGAGATAGCCATGTTAGAATTGAACTTCTTCCAAGGCAATACTTCATCGTTCTTCTTTATGTAAATGTTATAAGAGTTATCTTTCTCATCTAGGAGAATATCAGATATTTCATGACCACCGTACACTTGCTGTGATACAGCGTAATGCATAGCTTCATTTTTGTAATCAGCACCAATGCTAATTTTCCTTATAACACTTCCCATTATTCGCTAGGGACTTCCTCAATATCAGTATAACTACCGTCATTAAGATTTATATTAACTCGCCCGTACTTCTCTTCTAGTGATTTCTTGGTATCGTTAACTTCTTTGTTTATGTCTACCAACACATGAAGTATCTCGTGCTTTTGCATTTCTAGGGTTCCTAAATCTTGCTTGATTTCTGCAATTTTAGTTTGCTGTTCCCTAACTTCCTCTAACTCTTTTTCAGTTATATTCATTATATTAAATTAAATTTGATTATACTCTATTTATTATTACCTAAAGTTTTCCATTTTTCTGCTCCCCTTGAACCAAAGTAAGCAACGTATACTGTCGTAGTTAATGTTTGTAGTAAATTAACCCACCCAGTATCTACGGAAAAACTAGCGGCTTCAATGCTATCAACCCATATTAGGGCTACGGTCATTAAGGTTAAAAATATTAATGACATTGGCCTAGTATTTTTAGATAGCCACGAATCAGACTTCATATCAGCAGCCCAACGCTTACTAACCTCTTTCATTTCTGCCGTGTCCTGGTCTATAAGTCTTAATGCCGTTTCTTTATCTTCAACAGATATAGAATCGTCTTTAGATATTAAATTCTTTACAACACCAAGTGCACCGTTAGTAGGTAGTATATCGCCCACCATATTTAAAATTCCAGGGGCTTTGTTTTTTAAAAACGCAGCTATCTTTGTATCTTTAAATTTCTTTTTCATTTATTTTTTCATTAGTTTGTCGTGTGCTTTTCCTTTTTTACCACCCTGCCCTTTCTTGAATTTATTATAAACTTTTCTTGCACAAGCAGATGTTCGACCACAAGCCGAGCCATCACGTTGAGCCGTATCACCAGCTTTTTGTACCATATCTCGAACACCACCAGTAGCTAGGCTCTGTCTGTCAAAAGATTGTTTTGTAGATTTTGCTTGGTTCTTGCCAACTTTTTTATGGAATTTTTTTGCTTCCTTAATTTTTCCTTTAAGCTGACTAGCAGTCATTGGATTAGATCTTCTTTCTTTAGCAGCCGATTGGGCTTGTTCCCTTTGAAATGATCTTTCCTCAGCTCTTCCTTGTACTGCAACAGGGTCATTATAAGAAAGCTTTTTAGGTGCCGCAAACATAGTGTTGTCTGCAGTTTCCACTGAAGTTACTTCTGAGTTCTTTTTCTTCTTGACTACCTTTATCTTATTACCTGTCATCAACAGGCCGTTTGTTACTACATTAGGTCTAAACATTGTACTTTGTATCTTTATATTTGGTTTTTGATTTGCTGTAAGCTTCCCTTTCCCAAGGAGAGTTCTTTGGGCTAGCCATAGCTATCTTGCTATCACTCTTAGAGTAAGCCTTACCCTTCCAGTATATATTGTTTTCATCGTAATCTAAATCACCTCTAGACATCTGATTAATATGCACCATCTCATGGTCAATAACTTCCTTGTGGAACTTAGGGTCTAGCTTATTGTTAAGCACTATAGTTCCATTGTTATTACTTTGCCCAAGCACGCCTTTTCCTAAATCTGCCTCATAGGTAGGTACTTTTTCTTTTACATAAGGAGGTGACTGTAGTTTAAACGCCATGTTTATTTATCAAACTTTTTACCCAACTTATCCGCTATCTTATCCATTACCATTGGAGCTAAAGCCTTTACAGCCATTCCTATAAGCGGAGCCATTTTGGGGCCTCCAGAGTCATGCCTTGAACTAGAACTCATATTCATTCCGCTACCTTTCATGTGCTTTGATATAGTGCAACCTGACTTCATATTAACACCACTACCCATAGACGTTCCTGACATGTAAAGACTAGACTTCATAGAAGGCCCTTCTCCAGCAGCTTCTTTTACTGCCATCTTCTTTTCATATCTACCTTCTTTAGTATCTCCGTCCACAATAGCGTTACGAGCGTAATCCTGTGAGATTCTTTTTCTTGACTTATCCATATCTATTATTTGTTTACTATTAACAATTCCATCTTCTTCTTGCCGCTAATCCTCTCTCACCTTTCCAGCCTTTGGACCTAGCACAAAAAGATTTTCTTCTTTTAGCGTCTTTACTACCTGCTTTAATCTTAGAAGGGTCTTTAGTTACAGCAGTTTGCAACTTACTTCCAGGATTATCCTTTCGGTATTTTTTAACACCCTTCTCACTCATTCCTCCACCCGCATCAGTTCCTGTGCCTGTAGGATTTGCTTTATTGTAATAACCTAAAGACTTCTTCTTTGAAGGAGCTGGTGGCTTACTTTTGGCCAGGAAGGGGCTATCGTACTGGACGTATGGCATTATATTGATTTATATTTAGTTCTACCATTGTGCTTGTAAGCCTTTAATCTCATATTTCTATTTTCTTCTTCAGAGACATAAGACACATGTATCCAACTTGGATTCTCATCCGTACCAAATTCCCATATAAGCTGATCATAAGACAAATTGTCTTTGATGAACTCATACATTTCAGCATTAGTCTTATACCCATAAGAATCATCTAAATCAAAAGCCTGTCCTTTACAATGCTGAGAAGTAAAACTTCCCTTAAGTGCCCTGTTTAATTTTTCAGACCTAAAGAAACTGTTAATCCGTATCGGGCCTCCTACGTACTCTCTAAGCGGCTCAAATATTTCTTCGGACAGCAATGACATATTAAGTAATTGAGTGGCGTTAGGGTCGTTATCTATCCCCATACGAGTTGCTGTAGAGCTTCTTATACCTTCCTTGTACGATACATGCTTACTTATTTCCATGCTTCTTCTTTTTATAAAAATAAAACCACTTATATGAAGTGTATGCTATTGTTAAGATTAATAAAAATATTTTTAATATTACCTCTAAATCAGTCAATGTCATAAACATGACGATAGTACTTAGCACCCATATCTTCAAATCTGATACGTCCATTAGTTCATGCCTAATCCATCCGTACCTTTAGCTTTTTCTGTAATAGGGCCAGAAACATAAGCTGGCTCATTATGAGCAAACAGCTTTATACCATTAGCACCTCTACTAGAGCCTTTGCCTTTTGGCATAGAGTCTAAGTCCAACGGGCCGTCCCATATGGCATCACTTCCTTGTCCTGGGGCATATAATCTTTTTCCTTTTTTCATAATCTTTAGTTTAATAACCTCTTGACTCTTCGCTACCATATATGTAGTCTGCTGAGTTTTGAGTTTGTGGTGAAAAATTTTGTGCTGTAGCATTAACTGGTGCAGGAGCCACAACTGGTGCAGGAGCCGCAACTGGTGCAGGTGCAGCAACAGCGGGTGTAACAGCAGGAGCTGAAGGATTCATACCTATTGCGCCTGCCTGTGCAGGGGTAGACCCATCTAAGTTTGCGGCTGTATCGCCAAGTTGATATAGTATATTTTTCATAATTATTGTTTTTTATTTTTTATACTTTTTCTTTCTTTCCATTCCTTTAGAAAAAGCGTCTGACTTCATTGAAATGCTAGTAGGTAAATTTTCAGGACTAATCATATTTTGCACAGGATCTATACTATCAGGCTTTTCCGAAAACGCTGGAGACAATTTTACACCTAGCCCTGATTCAAACCCCGATTCTTGACGCCCAAAACTTGACGTTTCCGCAGCTTCAGCGGAGGAAGGATTTTTATTACCAGAAACTGGTGACTGACCTTTAGTTTCAGTTTTAGTTTTGCCTGAACCTTCAGGTGAGCTTTTTTTACTAAAAAAATCCCAAACTAGGCTGGCCGTGTCACCAAGCCTTGCACCAGTTCCAGGATTAATTTTTGACCTAGAACTTGAACGAGTTGCGCTACTTTCTCTTTCATCACCATATTTATTAACGCTACTTTTGTTTTCGGAAACCTTATTTAAATCGTTAATTTTTGTCTTGATTTTAGCATAATAATCAGATATAGGCCCTGTACTTTTAGCATGAAGCATTGATTTTGTTTTGTATCCCATCTATAATAATTTATCGTTGTTTACGTTTTTAATTGATTTTATAAGTACCTTGTCTGTGTATTTCTTACCCTTCATTATCGAGTTACGTTTAGTGCTGGTGGGTATATCCTCCTCCCCTAACATAATTCTGTATATTCTACTTATAAGCTGCTTTCCTTTAAACGACACCTTATATATATTAGATTTAACTGTAGTCCTGTTCCTTGCTGAAAACAAGGTTATCCAACCGTTCTGCTTTAGCTTAGACCACCTTCTGGTATCCCAACTATATGAATAAGATCCGTCTATAAAATCAAGTCTGTTAAAAAGACCAACACAATCTAGATATATTAATAATTCTAAATCTGCACTGTTCA